CGCGCGCGCCCATAACGCCATCGCGGACATTTCATGCACCTTTTCAAAGTTGGAGTAGTAATCATCGCACATCGTGCTGTACTTTTCCAGCAACGCTGTGGCTTCCGGCGTTTCCGGCATTTCAAGCGGCTGCGGGATTCCCAACATATCTTCATTCGCCGGGAGATTCGCCAAGAACGTGATTCGTTCCAGCAGGTCGGCGGAGATATGCGGCTGGATCGCCATAGGTGTGCCGTGCCGTTCGCGTTTCCCCGCTTCGATGATGAGGCATCGGGCAACCAAACCATTTTCCAAAACACGCCTTGAAAGCGATTCGTAGAAATAGTCGGGAACCGCCGTACCGAACAGCGTCAAGCTCGGATTCGCGATGAATGCTTGATTGAGCTTATCGTTATTCGGATTGTTCCGGTCGAACGCCTTTTTTCGCATGATGTAATTGGAGTTCGACGCGGAGAAGAATTTCAGCAGTTTTTCATTGATTGATTCGGAGATCGAGGCATCTTTCGCGCCTTTGAGGGTATTGAACAGCCAGTCCACCTCGTCCATCTGGAAAAGCTGTGCCGGGCAAGAATACATCGAATCCTCAAGACCGGCACCGGACGCGAACGAATCGGCAATCGCGTTATGCTGCCCTGTGGAAATCGCCAGAGCGGAATTGACTTTGCGCGGATGATCTTTACCCGTGCCGGAATTCGCAAGCGCGATGAGATAAATGTTGGAAAAGGTATTCCGCTTGTCGCGCACCTTGCGACCAATCAGGAACGACATAAACGCCAGCGCGCCAGTAAACGCCAAGACGCGATTCGGGTACGGAGCCGTTTTCAGATCGAGCTTGATTATATCGTCGATGATGCCGGGGATCGTCAGGAGATCAGCCGGGAATTCTCCCGGATTCTCAAAAGGGTTTTCTTTCTTGACCTTCTTTTCTTTCAGCTTCGCGAAGAAAGCCGACATATCAATTTCCGGGTCGGCGAACCGATGCGCGACGCTTTCGTGTGCCGGATCGAGCATTTCCCGCAGCTTCTTCCAGTCGTTACCGGCGCAGGAATTATGATGACAGGTAAACGAGATCGCGCCGTTTTCGAGCTGTGTAATGACGGCAGATTTATTCGTATGCTCGGAGTGGAACGGGCAGACATCGAACACCCATTTGCGCCCGCCTTTCCACGGAGACGGGCCGGTAATATTCGTACAATGCCGCGCGATCCATTCGTCCAGATTGAATTCGGAACCGGAATAATCATTGACCGGCGCGACATGCTGCACCGGCGCAGATGCGGCGACCGAACCGCAAGCAGATCGCAACTGTTCTTCCGAAACGACCTTGAGATCATCAGGAACAGAAACGATTTGCGCCAGACGGTGAGGACGCTCCGGTGTGGAATCCCCCTTGCAGTTCGGTGTACCGGGAAGCCGCCAGATGCGGGCGGGATTGTGGACGGTAAGGTCAATATCGACGGAATCGCTGGACACCACGGCAATGTTTTTCAAAACTTCATGGATCAGCCCGCCATCGGCAGTCGGAAGATCAACGCGGTACATGAGCTGCGCGCCGTTGCCGGAATCCGTAACAATCGGCTCCGGCCAGTGCATCGAGGCGAACCCGTCGCGGATTTCGAGAGCCTTTTTGTGGGCGGCTTCATGCTCGGCATCCGATGACGGAATCCCGGACGCGCGTTTCGCATCGCAGTCGATCAGCAGCCAGCGGCGAGAGATCACATCACCGTCGGCGGTAGTCGGCTCGCGACCGGCAGGGCGGATTCGATTGACGGCGCGGTTCAGCAATTCCGGTTTCACCGGATTGACGGTGACGTAACACCCTTTCGCCGTTTTGATGTTTGCGAGCGCATTTGCGACCATGTTAATATGATCGTAATCAAAATACCCGGATTCGACATGTTCGCGGAAATAATTATGCGTTACGGCATCCAAAACGCGAATTTCAAAGACATCCCCGGGCCGGAACCAAAGACGCAACGCCTTTTCGATTTCACGAGGATCAAGTTGCATATCAGACCTCGTATTTCCGGCTTTCGAGAGCGACCCACGGCCATTTCACGCCGCCGGGATTGCGGTCGTCGATATAATAGTCGGCAAAGACCTTTCGACAATCGTTTCCATATTGCGCGATCAGTTCAGGCGTATTTTCATTGACGTAATCAGGAGCAAGACCGTTTGCTTGCAGAAAGTTTACCGCTTCTTCCAATTGCTTTCCACACCGGTTCGTCCAGAGGATGAACGTGTGACCGCGAGCTTTGAGATCGCGGATGAAATATTCGGCAAGACCGTTCAAATGCCCGATTTCGGGATAGGCATCATCGACAATCGTGCCGTCAAAGTCGAGGGCGAAAATCATGGTTTCACGCTCCCAAGAAAAGCGCGCATTGCGCGGTAAGAGTGGAAACGAGGGCTTTTGTTTTCGCAGAGATGCGGTCGCCGGAGTTGAGATCGTTTTCAACGGCTGTGCCAAGCAGGACAGCGGAATCGAGGATCAGCGTAATTTGCTTCTTTTCCTCGGTCGGCCAGAGTTCCGTGCCGCGCATGGTATCAACATCAGCTTTGATTTTATTCAGGACATTTTGTTTCATTTTTGGTTTCTCCTTGTTTGAACCTCGCAGACAATTTCCGAAAATACCACTTTATTCCTGTTTATTCCACATCAGAACGGTATTTCCTCGTCACCTTCGACCGGCGTAAATCGAGGACGCTCGCCCAGCTCGACCTTGACGATCCTTTCGTACTTTTCGCCGGAAACGATCTGGACGCGGATTTTCTTCGGCTCGGCAAGCAACCCGTCGCGCGCCATTGATAGGGCTTCTTCGACCGTTGCAGGGGCGAGAACGCCGACGGCGGCGCGCATGTACCACCACTTTTCAAACTTCTGCCGGGCATACCCAGAATGTTCCGGGCAGACCCATTCATGTTTGAATTGATACAGACCGACGCGGTAATTGACCTGCAGCGTAGGCGGCGCGGAACTATCGCCGCGTTTGTGGTGGATTTCGTAAGACACGTCGAGGACTTCGTATTCCTCGTAGGTAATTTGCCCGGACAGAACACCGTCGTGTGAAGCATACGGAGAGATTTTGATGTTCCGGTTATTGACCGGGAACACAAAACCGCATTCGGGGCAAATGGAATATGACGCATGAATCAGCGCGCGACATTCAGGACACATCTTTGCCGGAGCTTTCCCGTTTCCTTTTTCGCGTTCATGAATCCGAATACAATCAATCGGCCCGTGTCGCATGATGTTTTCGCCATAGTCCAGAATCAGACAGTTCTTCTTTCCGGTTTCAGGCGACAGACGGAACCCGCGCCCGATCATCTGCACCAGCAGACCGGGCGAGTTCGTCGGACGCAAAAGGGCGATGCAATCGACATTCGGCGCGTCGAAGCCTGTGGTCAGCACATTGACGTTGCACAAGAATTTCAGCGGCGGCTTTGCATCGCCGAGCAAATCCTTGATTTCAACGCCCTTGAAGCGGTCGAGGATTTCGGCGCGTTCGTCAGGCGGAGTATCGCCGGTCACAATGGCAACTTCTTGATGCGCCATTTCGGACAGGATTTTTACCACATGACGGCAATGCTTGACGGACGAGGTGAAGATCAGCACGGACTTCCGATCCATCGTTTTTTCGTAGATTTCCCGACACGCGGAAACGACAAGCCGTTCCTCGTCCATCGCCTTTTCGACTTCATCGGCGATGAATTCGCCGCCTCGGATATGCAGGGATGACAAATCCGCTTCGGCTTTACCGGCATACGAGATGAGCGGCGACAGATAGCCGTGTGCAATCATCTCTTTGATGCCGACCTCGTAGCAGATTTTATTCAGGATGTTTTCGGGCTTGCAAATCAGACCGCCCTTCATGCGGTATGGTGTGGCTGTGAACCCGATTACCCGCAGCAGCGGATTCTTTTTCTGCATCGCCAGCAGGAACGTGCGGTACATGCCTTCGCCATCAGGCGCGATGCAATGAGCCTCGTCGATGATGATGAGATCGAACTTGCCGATAATATCGGCTTTGTTGTAGATGCTTTGAATTCCGGCAACGAGGATAGGCGTATCCGTATCGCGGGAATTCAGACCGGCGGAATAAACGCCGACTTCGATGCCATCGCAGAGTGCTTTGATCTTCCCGGCGTTTTGCTCAAGCAGCTCCTTGACGTGTGCAAGGACGAGGACGCGACCGCGCCACCGGCAGACCGCATCGGTCGCGATCTGTGCAATCATGATGCTTTTCCCGGATGCCGTCGGGGTCACCACGCAGGGATTATCATCATGGTTTTCCAGATATTGATAAACGGAACGAACCGCCTCGGATTGATACGGACGCAAGACCAAGCTCATTTTTGCACCCATTCAAACCGCTCCCAGCCGTAATCCACGGCAAGAGAGAGGAACACGATAAGACGCGGCTCGCATTGACGGCGGCGGGTATAGGAATGCAGGGAGCGCGCATTCAGCCCGATTTCGCGGAAATGCTTTGCCAGCGCACCATACGGACACCGGAGCTGGATTTCACCGAGCATCTTTCGGAAATAGTAGACGAATTGATCGTGAGAAACAATATCGTAAGTTTTGGTGTTGGAGTGGAGCCGGAGAACCAGCTTTCCGCGCCCGTACCGTTCCACCGTTCGGAACAGAGTGGAATGACGCGGCGTTTTCATGATCTTCCTGAAATATTCCGCGTTTGTGATTTCCGACAGCGCGCGGATCAGATTCAGATGCAGATTGAAAACCTTTTCGGTGTAGACGGATTTGTAACGCATCAGTATTTCGTATTCCAATCAAAGTTGTCGAGGTTTTTTAGGAAGCGAATGCACATTGCAGCGCATTGTACCGCTTCTGTGCGGTAATCCGAATCTTTCCCGTCCTTTTTCCCGGTAACTGCGTTGTTGACAGCCTTGATGACTTCACCGGCTTCTTCGCCGATGATCGCGGCAGCGTAAATCGGGTCGTTCGGCCAGACGGGATGGATGCTTTCGGCGCGGCGAAGCTCGTCGATGATTTCCAACATCAGAAACGTTTCGGGAGATTCCACACCGCCCGGTTCGAGTGGGTTGAACATCAATTTGCCTTTTTCGTTATACACGATTTCACCTTTTCGGACTTCACACATAGTGGGTGTGCCTTTCATAGTTTTTCCTTGATGAACACAAGAAAATGAGTTTTGCCGACCTTGCCGCCGCGATAGCCAAAGAGAGGCGGAACCGGCGACAGAGGGATGATTTTAGAAAGTTGGATTTGCTCCTCGCACCACTTGAACACGAGAACACCATAGGGTTTCAACACGCGGAAACATTCGCGGAAGCCGTAGGCAATATCTTGTTTCCAAGATTCGCCGCTCAACTTGCCGTACTTCTTGCAGAGCCAGCTATTTTTTCCGAGCTGTACCATGTGGGGCGGATCAAAGACCACCAGACGGAATGTTTCATCCGCGAACGGCATATTTCGGAAATCGCCGAGGACATCCGGCTTGATGACGAGCCGCCGCCCGTCGCACAACGTTTCGTCGGCTTCCCGGTTATCCATGAAAACGGTGTGGGGATGCTCGCGGTTGAACCAGAACATTCGGGAACCGCAAGCGGCATCGAGGATGTATTTTGTGCGCCCGACAGAAAGTTGAGTGGCTTCGGGCGAAACATCCGATACTTCATCTTCCCAGAATGTAAGCTGATCGTCCATTACTGTTTCTCCCCGGACGGAACACCAACGACGTATTGAGGCGCGACATCTGCGAGGTAATCCCACTTGACAACCAAATCCCAAGCGTACCCCTTTCGCTCAATCGGACACGCGAAATAAAAGCAATTCGGATCGTCAATCGCAATCGCACCGTACCCGACGGCGGGCATCGGCGGAACATCGTCGAATCGCAAAAGCGCGATAATCGGAAGGAACGGTTCAGGCTTTTTCATGTTTCTTATCCTTTTCGGTTTTCTTCGGAATTTGCGGGAATCGCCCGCCGATCATGCGACCGTGAACCGCCATACGCGACAGCGCGTTTGAGATCGTTTGAATCAGATCGTTTTCGGCTTGTTCGTAGGTATCGAAAAGATCGGAACGTTTCACGAATGCACGGGAAAGAAAATGATCCCGGTTATTATCGTCTTTCCAAAATTCGACTGTGCAGAACGATTCCGAGGTAAACGGCTTGTCGTAATCCAAAACGACGCATTCTTTTATCATGAGATCGGACACGCCGCATTGATAATTCGCGCAGACGCAGAATTTCTTTTCCATGCTTCACCTCACACCATGTAAGCGACGCACCCGAAACGGGTATCTTTGTCGATTTTCTTGATCGAACACCGCGCACCGCTGATGCTGGTAACGGTAATATCGAAATCGTCCGGCAAGCATTCAATGATCCAAATCGGGATAAGCATTTCCGTATCTGTGCTGCTCCACTTCTTGAATCCAAGCAAAAAGCGGAGTTCATCATCGAGCTTAAACACTTCATTCCAGAAATCCGCGTTTCTTGTTTCTTTGATATGACGGAAAGCCGGTTTTGTCCAAACTTCCGGGCTTTGATTGTAGGCGACTTGCGAAGCCACCTCGTTAGCCAAGTAGATCATGGTACCAAGAGCTTTTTCAAATGTTTCGTTCATTTCAGTTTTCCTTTTCGATTCGGTTTGCGACACCATCTTTTTCGATCACGGCGAGATGCGCGGATGCCATGATGAGAGAATAGAAATGCTTGTCGACGGCTTCGTCGCCGTTCATGCCGTGGCTAATATCTTCCAGCACGGCGTTTGCCATATCGCGAACATGCGTCAGGCGATCAATCAGCATAAAAGTATTTATCATTTGAAGATTCCTTTTCACGGTATTTTTTCAAGCGGAACAAGCGTTTTTGTGTTTTCATCGAAACCGAGCATGTGCCAGCCGTCGGTTCCTTTGATGCAGCCGATGATGGTTATTTCATGACCGGCGTGTGGCGGTTCGCTGGATGGTTCGGTGTGGGGAGTTTCTTCGTTCATTCGATCACCTCGATCTTGCCATGTTCGGCATCGTAGATTATTTGTTTGCAAAGTTCGATCAGCCTTTCGCGGGCTTCCTGTTCGGAGTGGAAACAGTACATCGGTTCGATTCGTTCATACGCGATCCCACGGCAGAGCAGCACAACGACGGAATCTTGATAAACGGCGCGGACATTTCCTTTCAGGATTTCGGCCGATTCAAAGCCGAGAAACCGGGTGGCGCGGATAATGTAGCAATCATCGTCGATGTGCCATTCAGCATGAATGTTATATAGTTCTGGCATCGGTCACCGCCGCTTTATCGAGTTCTTCGTAATAGAACCATTTGAACAGTTCAACGGATTCGCAATCCTGTTTCCACGTTTTGAGGTCGGAGCGAACAAGACAGGTAATCGACATGCAGAGCTGGTGATCTTTCCCGAAATAGATGTACCCGATCACGACGGAGCGTTTGTGTTTTTCGATAACCGGACATTCGCTCGCGTAATGTATCAGCGGCTTCATTTCTTCAAAGCCCTTTCCGCATCTTCACGAGCTTTCCGGGTTAGCCACTGACTGCAAGTGTGGGCGATGACGTTTCTGCGGTACAGAGGATGCGGCTCGTGCTTGAAATCGTATTCCGGCAGACATTCAGCGAGGACGCTCCATTTTTCGACGGAATCCCACGGGAGTGTGAGATGCCCGACGTCGCAGGAAAAGAAATCGTCGGTATCGACCACATCGCCGGACGCGGATTTGTGTTCAATCGGCGCGTAATGACCTACCGCCGTCTGGATGCTTCCGCCAACATTCACGCTGGCGATGATCGCCGCGCCCTTTTCAGGCAGTTCTTCTTTGGTATGGATCACAAGTTTCATGGTTTCTCCTTTCGAGGTTGTTTCGCAAAAGATTTTCGGATTTACCACTTTATTCCTGTTTATTCCTCTTGATGCAGTCGATTCTATTTTTGATCTTCGCAATCGCACCCGCAAAATTGAAGCGGACAATCGCATCGAGGATGAGCCATTTGAAATAGCGCGCGCTGGTATCATCTTCGGGAACCTTGACAAAATCCCACAAATTACGGATGATAACATTATGCTCCGTATAGTTGTCGACCTGCCCGATACCGCGATTCAGATACCACGCGGCTTTTTTGAGGTCTTCGATTTCCTTGTCCGCATCGCCTTTCAAACCGGAACGCCAGACGTACTTAAAGGCGTTTCCGCGATTAAAGGACATCAGCTCGGTAAAGTCGATGCATTCAGGTTCCCGCATGAAAAAAAGCGGTTCGTAATGGCGCGGATGATTGACGTTATCGTGTTTCATGTTTTTTCTCCTCAAAGTAGATGCATTTCTGTGCATCAATGGTTATTTCGACATGAGCTTTCTTTGCCCACGCGAGAATGTTGCCGGTATAGCACAATTTTTTGTGGATGCAGACGTCGCATTTGCGTTGATCGAAATCATCACACATGATGCTTGCATCTTCGTCTTGTTCTTCGCCCCATTCGCAATTCTTATTGCAGAAAAAGGTTTTGCATTTCGGATCGTAATCTTCGCTGTGCGAACAGTCTTTACAATGCTTCATTTTTGAGCCTTTCGATTTCGCGGTTGACATTCGCAGCTTCGGCGAACGCACCGGCCGCCTTTCGACAGAGCAGCTCGGCGATTTTCAGCTTGTCCGTCGACCGACCGAACACGATAGATTGAATTGAATTTGTGATTTCGATTCCCTGCCAAGCGTAATTCGCGGACAGTATCGACAGCGACACGCTACGCTTTCGTGTGGGAGAGAAACGGCGGATCGCGATTTCGCCATAACCGTTGAGATAGGCGACATCGGGAAATAGACGGATTCCGTTTTTATCGGACGGGAGTTGAACAACAGGATCACTCATTTTTGCTCCTCTATTTGAGTTTGTTCGACAGATGCCGAAGATTGAATATTCTCTTTGAGAAATTGACCGATAGCACAAAGTTGATAAAAGATGAGAAGCAGAACAAATAATATCACAAGCAAGCATCCGCCGCTATCATCGTTTACAACTTTGACACGCACAACTTCATTACGGAGATCAGGCATTTGTTTTCGCTCCAACTTCATCAAACAAAATTTGAATAATCTTCTTGACGGCTTCGGCGGAAATCGTTGCAATGTTGATGTCAGCCGATCCTGTGTGACCACCAAAACGAACAGCGTGCCCGCCAAAGTAGTTTGTTTCGTAATCAGCAGAAACGCTTATATTCGCCTTTCCGACGAATTTTTGTGCAATCGTCTGAATTGTTTCCCAATCACCGGAAAACGCAATACTGATGCTTCCGCTATTGATCTTTTTATTTTTCATTTTTAGACCTCAATTCCAGTTATGGTAAACATCGCAGTTTTCGATAGTATCAAAAGGTTTTGTTTCGGGCTTGCCGCTGCTCCAGCAACACCCATCATGATAAAAGCAGCAGTTTCCGCAGACGTGCCGCCTTTTCTTGCGCACGAAAAAGTTGGTGATTCTCCATTGGATTCTACGCGGCAGGAACCAAAAAACAATAATAATGATGCAAAAAACATCATACAGACGAGAAAAAATCACTTTCATTGATTCTCCTCCTCATCCATCCAGTCGCGTATTATTTTGAGATAGAATTCGCATCGAAATTCGCAGTTGAATTCTTTCGGTTTCAAACAGACCGCTCCGGTAAACGGACACGGTAGCCCATTTTCCCGGACGCGTTCAAGTTCATCAACAGTAACGCGATTGCATTTCTCGCACTCGCCATCGCAAGCGGGAGCAATACAGAATTCGCGTTCAGGTTGATAATCGAACGGAATCACATCAACGTGCAGTTCGGCGCGTTCAGCGGTCGAGGAATAACGAACGCCGACCACGCGATGCAATTTCCCATTCGGATAATTAACACCGTCGCCAACTTGTGGAATCCTCGTTGCGAGCGGCGGCTTTCCGCCGAACCCAACAGTCAACACACACTTGCCATCGACCTCCGCGACCTCTTTTCTATTCAACACGACATCCAGCCGATTCGTAAGTTCGTTCCAATACGCCCATTGCTCTATGCCGAGCGCATGAACGTGCCGTTCCCAATTGATGTTTGGGCCGGTAAGATGCACGGATTCCAGACAAGTGTAAAACAGTTTCGGGTTTTGACAATTCAAAACCGACCGCCGCGCCATAAACGCAATCCGCACGGAATCACCGGCGATCACCGGCTCCTCTTTGATGCTGTGCCAGACTTTTTTCATTGCTTGTTCTCCGGTTTCTTTCTTTTTCTTCGACATTGATTGTAAGCCCGAACAAGGCTTGCAAAGCTGAACGCTTCCGACCATGCGATCTCGCGAGATTTACCGGCGGGCTTCGGCATTTCCTTGTATTGCTGTACCGGCTTTTCGACATCGACCGAGCCTTTCGACGCATCGAACGAAACAACCTCAAATTCTTTTGCGAAGATAAGCGTTCCGCAGCAGTTAAGCGTAAGCGCATAATCGAGGCGCGGATCACCGTTTGAATGTTTCACTTCGCCAAAATGCGGACACCACGTCCCGCACGGAGTGGGATAGGCAAACGGGCAGGGATAGCTTCGCCCGGAGCCGCCATCTTCCCAGAGTAAAAGATCCCCATTGACAATCATAATCTTTTGATATTGCCTGAACATGATTATTTCTCCTCATGATCCGCGACGATGTACCCGTCGATGGTGTGCTTCTTCAACGCATTGATCGCCTTATCCGTGGCCGCTTTAGAGCTTTCCGCTTCGATGAACATGTAAACGGGAATATCGTCAAACATTTTCCGCACGAGATAAAGCCGTTCCTGTGCATAATAGCACGAAACGGACTTATCCTCGGACAGCGCATGATACGGAATACCGGCAACGCGCTGGGAAAGATAATGGATCGCGGTATCAAGCGTGATGTAGATTTCATTTTTGAGATCGCGGATCATGGATTCGAGACTCGCGACCATCTTATTCAGCTTGAATTTGTGCATCGTTTCTTTTTGTGCAGCATCCACGCCAACCAAAGAAACGCCGGTAACATGCGGAACCGCTTGCATGATGCTCATTGCTTTTACCAGCAAGTCAATATTCGCATGTTCGTCCATTTCGATAAGAACGTTGTATTTCATTTCAAAATTCCCCGCTTACGATGAATTTATAGTTTTCGTCCCGCACCGTTATACTCAATCCTTTGGAAAGTTGATTGAACATAACCAGCTTGCCGTTGACGCGATAAGGAACGTAAGAACGAGCCTTGTACCAGACATCCAATTCCGCGCGCATCTTCTTTCGGATTTCCCGATATTCGCGTTCGATGTTCTGTTTTCGGATCAAAACATCAATTGCTTCTTCGAGAACGGACTTTTGAACTTTTGAAAGTATCATTCTTTTTCCGCCTCGTTTTTCTTTTGATTTTCTTCCTTGCAAAGATCGTAATGTGATTCAATGTACGAACGCATAAATTCAAGTGTTTCTACCCTTGCGTATGCCTTAATGATCTCTTTTTCGATTCGTTCAAGTATTTGTTTCAAGATGATTTCCATAGTTATCATTTCGACACCTCGTTTTTCGGTATGAAATCTTCGCAGTCTTCGCAATTACACCGAGTAATGCAGCCGTTGATTTCGCAATAGGTAATTTCGGAATTAAAAATTGTTTTTCCAGTTTTGACATGCCCGCAATCATCGAACGTTTGTTCCGGGCGATTCAGCACCGTTTCAAGCATTACCTTCGGACACTCGCCGTGTGGTAAGAAATACACATACATCGGGCAATCCGTACATGCACCCGGCGCACCTTCGGTTCGACAAAAATCTTGCAGGGTTTTCATCGCACCGCGAAGCAAATCTATATCGGATTCTCTCATATTGTCCCGACCACCTTTCTGATGATTTCCCACCATTTAGCCATATCGCAATCAAAGGACGAACAACCACGCGGACATCCTTCTCTGAAAAATATCGCCATGCCGGTTTCGGAGCCTTGCGGCAGACACGACGCACAATGCGTAACGCAAAG